CTGCAATCTCAGCAGGTAGTTGATTTCTTGGCACAGAAGCCATCCCTCTCATGTTTGCAGAAGGTCTAGGTTTTATCTTGCTATCTACAAGATAATTCATCCCCNTNTAACTCCCNCCACTAATGCTAATATTTATATTATTGAAGCCATCAACAAGAAAAAGCGAGTACGAAGATTTAGCATCGTTTAACGACTTAAAGCTCATATCTGTCATTTCACCTAGCTCTATTAATGCTGAAGATGTTGAGNTTATCTTAATATTATTTGTTAACGAGTGATGCCTTCCTGAATTTGCAACTATCCTGAATGTCGAAAGATTGAGACTCCCTCCNCCGCCGAAAGTTATCTCCTTGTTATTACTTATATCTATGTTTGAATCGGCANTAACAGCATCAGATACACTAATAATAACCGAATCAAAACCATAAACATTGCTCAGTTCAAGTGCTTTCTGTACTGTCTTAACTGGAGTTTCAGCATGCAATCCGTAGTTATCATCATCTCCATTTTGTGAAACTAATATTTGATTTAAGTTTAACTTCAAGCCTATATTTTGAACTAGTTTAGAATCTCCAATCTTGCCAAATTGCCACTGCCCTACCGGTAAGTCATCAACCTTTAGTACNTCATCTGAATTNTCACCTCTAATCAGTGTGTAGCCAGTACTTTCCGGCATACCCCTGCAAGTGATACTAGATACGCGCTTATGCTGATTATTCACGTAAAATACCGATCCATCACTNATGGTGGTGTCATGGAAGAACGTAGGGTTATCAATAAGNAGCTTTGATTCATTCGCTGCGTAGTAACAGTGCTTACTTTTACCGCCATAACTTTCAATGTGTGGAGAGTATAAGCGTAAGTCAGAGTTATCNGCTATAAACGGGAGCCAGAAGTGCTCAACAACNGGGTTAAGAATAACAACAGTTGTGTTTTTGCTTGAGATGCCGTAAGAGCCAATCGCCCCATCAATTTTGTAAGGAGATGATTCTAATTCAGTTCCGTTCGAGCCATTTCTATCTACATATGGAGACACCAGCATAGTACCTCCGTTAGCGTTTTCAAAGTGCGCCCCATTGGCAGTTGCTAGAATATGTGGNTTGTAATGCACACTNCCCCATGCGCAAGTTTGAAGAAGNCCAACGATAGGCATACGAGGATTTGTGTTTTTATTCTCNCCGATACATAACTGATTTGTAGTACTGCCAGCCGCACCAATCCAGTACACACCGACCTTGGTCATTGGCTTTGTGATAACAGAGCAATTTAATTGCACATTACGACATGCTGCATAGTATGTTCCATTATCAAACTCACTACCTTGAGGNAAGTAATTGGTATCATTATAGATTTGGTATGTACCGCCTGAATCTTTTTTATAAGTTAAAGTAGTGACAGCAGGTAAATTAATATCACCATCATAGAATANTGCACCAAATATCTCGGAGTTAAAATACAGTTTTCTACTTTCGATTCTAACGTTAGACGGAACAAACAGCGTNCTTGTATATCTGTAAACTTTATTTGGAGTTAAACGCACTTCTCCGCCACTACCATTAACTACCTTCTCTATTTCCAGTGGAGTTCCGCTATCAGGGTAGTTGTTTAGATGCTTAATCATAGATACTAAAGCGCTAGTATCGTCTTCAACCCCATCTCCTACCGCACCAAACATCTCAGGGGTTACCCAATAAATAGCATCTTTTAATGTTCCGTTACCAAGACCAATTAATGAACCATTGCCATTTTCTATAGCTTGCCTCAGCTGGTCAGGGTCATACTTCAGCACATTAGGGTAATAGAATTGCTGTACCCCGTAGCTGTCATAAACAGCCATACTGTGGCCTTCCACGGTCACGAATTTAGCAATCTGACCGTTGTAAACAGGAAATCCAGCTTGATTAATAATTATCGGCTGAGCGACAGGTATTGTGCTGCCGTCCTCATTTTCCAAATACACTTGCACTTGGTTCTGAGGTAGCGTGGGGTCAGAATCTATCTTGCCAATATAAATCTTACCGTTACTTGCTGCCTGAAACTTCCTAGCTAACGTAAACTGTTGACTAGGCATTGAAATTACAATATTTGGCACAATATTTGACATAGTAAATCTCTATTTAAGGAATGAATATGATTACTCATAAAGAATTAACCTCTTCACTCAGCTACAACCCAGAAACAGGAGTCTTCACTTGGAAGGTAGCTTCTGGTAGCGCTAGTATCGGAAAGGTTGCTGGATTTAAGACGAACTCTCAGGCTGACTACTTATCAATACGGATTAATGGAAAATCGTATCTTTGCCATCGGCTTGCTTGGTTTTACATGAACGGATGCTGGCCTAAAGGTCTAATTGACCATGTCAACGGGGTTAAAAATGACAATAGAATTTCAAACCTCAGGGAAGTAACCAGAGGTCAAAATAAAACCAACAGTGTTTCATCATCCAATACGGGAATAAAAGGAGTTCATCTGCTTAAAGGGAAAAACACTTATAAAGTTATGTTCAAGTTAAAGGGTCGGTCTATTTGTCTTGGTTATACCGATGACATTGAGCTTGCTGAATTAATGTCTATTTCATTCAGGGAAAAATATCATGGTGAATTTGCCTGCTTTAGATAATATCTGACATTGCTTTCTCCAAGCGTGAGTAGTCGCACCGAGATGGCTTCACGGTGACGTTATTGTAAATAAATACAGTAGATTATAAGATGCCAACCCACCCTAAAGACCGATGGTGAGTAAAATGGCACGTGAAGATTCAGTATTCAGCTTTAGGTATAATGCTGAAAAGAAAGAAAAACTAAGACAAAGAGCCAAGCTAAATGGACGTTCACTAAATGCCGAGTTAACTTATATAGTTGACCAGTATCTAGACACTCCAACGCCAATAATTGGCTATCGTAGTGATGTAGAGCGCATGGCAAATGAGCAAGCCGAGGAGCTTAAAAAGTCAGTCGTAGAAATGCTGATTAAGCTCTATGGTGAAAACAAAAAACCCACCTAGTGGTGGGTTGGTTTCTTGTGGTTATACCTCAGGGGTTATTTTGCCAAAAACTTTTTTTATTCCAGCTTCGTATTCTTCTTTCGATTCGCTCATTGCTGCAACACCGAGCAGCTTACCTATGTGTTGCCTTAATGCCTTTACTCCTATTTCTGATAGAAATAAATGCAACTTATCTGTTGGTTTACCATTTTCATCTCTATTCGCCCTTATTTGCTCTAGGATTTTGCCCTTGCTTTTTGCTAGCGGTATGTAGATTTGGCTATTTGTCAGTTGACCAAATCTTATTGGTCTTCCTCTTGTTGGTCTATTTAATTGATACAGCCTATACCATTCCTCATATAATTCATCAGGGAATTCCTTTTCATACCCCCTAGCTTCTTCGCGAACGAAAGCTTTGAATGCATCAATTACTTCCTGAACCTCAGGTCTATATCCAGCAATGGCGTAACCAAGACCTTTTAGACCAAGCTTCATTGAAGCTGTTACCAATTGCTGCGCTAGTGCTGCTGATTTTTTTCTAGATTCAGGCAATGCCCCTGCCATGTCTGCTTTAATTAGAGCGGTGGCTACATCGCCAATTAGCGTTATGTCATACCCATGCGCTGTATCAAAAAACGCACCTTCATTTTCATTTTTTGGGACTGTTGACCGCCATTGAAAAATAAGAGGTTTTTCTATTTTCATTAGCAATTCTGGATCAACGAATTCCGCCATGTAATTTGTTTTTAGTAGTCGATCAATGTCTCTTCCGTGCTCACCTATTCCTAGTAACTTTGAAAGCCCTGTCTTTGAAACGACAACTGTTTTATCCTGATCATCTAAAATGTAGCACTCAGCATCTATATCAAATTGTTCCTTGAAGTTCCCCTTGTGCGTAGCTTTCAGCGGCTTCCCTTCCCACCTCTTAGCTGCTGCTTTTTTTGCTATCTCAGATCGCTGCTCCTTTGTTAGTGATTTAGCTCTAGCCAATCCACCCTTTGCCTTACCTTTTACTTCCTTTTTTTCTTTACTGTCATTTTTAGACATTGCAAGCATCTCCTTTGTTTTAATGCTTGCATTTTGCACTATAAAAAATCCACATGCAAGCATAATAATTAAATGCTTGCTTGCATTTGCTTGTTTTTGAATTGTGAATATCCACGCCTCATACTATCATTGAGGCATTAAAAATAATTATCAGTGAGGTGATGGTGAAAAAATATCTATTGGCATTAGTTGCCATGATTCCTATGTGTGCTAGTGCTCAGTGCTGGGTTGTTTCAAATCTAAGCGGGTATAGTGCTTATGAATCTAATAAATATAAATACATAGAAAATGGCATGAGCAATGGCACGTTCCAAGTAGAAATAAACAAAGATGGCGGAAATGTTAAGTTACTATCAGATACATTCGGTGGTGGTGGCTTAGATTACACTCCCATATCACCATCATCGATGGTTGGCTTGTATATTAATGGAAACACTTCGACAATAGAGACTTGGTCTATTACCGATAAAAACAAGGTACTTTACTCTAAGGTGGTAAATAATCATGAATTAGTAACAGGAACCACATCACTTGTTGGCGATGTGGTCGGAGATTGCTCAAAAAACTAATTCCTCACTTCAGCCTGAGATACTGAATTTAGACCTTGTGATATTTCAGATACTACCTTTTCAAATCTACTAGAACCGGATGGAGTGTTAGCCAGTTTCATTATTGCACTTCTAACTGGCTTGCTCTCATATATTCTTGCAAGTAAACCATAACTACCAGCCGCAACTGCAGTTGATGGCTTTATTGCCGCTCCAAGACCAAGAATAAAAGGAATTGCCTGCTGACCAGTTGGAGTTGTGACTCCTGCTTTAGATGCTTGCTTAGTAGCCTCAAGGTATTTTTTAAGACCATTAATATAAGCTGCATCACTACCTTTAAATGTAACTCCAGTTTGGTTTGACATGATATTTAGCTGGCGCAGAAACTGATCTGGTGAGTCTCCTGATTTCTCGATAGCCTTTCCGATGATTGCATTCCTCATTTGAGATCGCCCCTTGGAATCTACCGAATTATATAGGTTTCTAATCTCAGATTTATTCTTACTAAACAGAATATTATTCACTACCTCTGGGGTTAAATCCCCTTTTGTTAAAATATTCTTTAACCGCGTATTGAGTAATTTATTTGCTTCATCGGCATAGATTGCATTCGCCTGATTATATTTCCTCAATACATCAGACCCTAGATTTTTAGCTATAACCTCATTAGTATCATCAGTCATAGCCTTGTAAATCCTGTTTATTGCAGCGTCTGAACGAGTTGGCATTGCCATTCTTTCGCCCTTAACATCCTGCCTAAACTGAGTTCTCAAATCACGAAGTTGAGAGATATCAACATTACCAGATGCTAATTCATCTCGATACGCCTGTAGCTTGGATATAGTTTGATCATCGGCTACTTTTCCGAGCTTCGACAACTTAGATATCTCATCATCAATCTGAGCGATAGCTCTGTTTGGGTTTATTTTTACTCCAGCCAGTGACTCCTGAACTCCTTGAAGCCTTTCTCCTGCGGCTTGTTTTATTTTTGATGTTTTGGTTTTTAAGCTAGTTACTATTTGGCTAGGGTCATAGTCTCCAAACCTATCAGCAAAATCTCTGACAAGTTTGCTTCTAGCCTCCTGTTGAGACGCCCTGATTCCAGATGTGCCTGCAAGTGGGATGTTCTCAGCAGCACCTTGAGCTAATTTACCAACCTTTGATTGAGGCTGCACAACATCAGTTGTATAGAGCGGAACATTATTTTGCTTGGCAAATTCAACAAGTTCACTAGCTTCCTGTGATGGTTTTCCTGTTGCCGCTCTATACCCGCTATTTACTAACTTTTCAGATGCTTTGAATCCAGAACCAATAGCCCCAGCCAGGGCGGACTGAAGTAAATCAACATCAGTCCCCCCAGCCGCGCTAACTGACCCTTGAATTGCTGCATCGGTTGCAGCAGATGAAACTCCAGCGCCAATAATTGACCCAGATCTTGATGCTGGAGTGAATGCCAATGCATTGGCAATAAATGGAACGATATCATCACCATCCAGACCTGGCTTATTCAGCGCATATTTACCAGATGGCAAATCAACAATTACGTTTCCTTTTTCGTCTGATGACATCTTCCCGCCCATATTACGAAGAGTGAGCATGAAATCTTCATCATTACCAAAAAGCTGAGCCCAGTTAGCTTTGAACGAATCACCAGTTAACGATTGAATTTCAGGCGATGACATAACGCTATTTAGACCCTGTATTTCAGGTGTCATCTTGCTTTCACCGGTGACGGAATCAATAACATTATTTCTAAGTTCCTTTCCTTGTTCTCCACTGCGGTTGATACCCTCTGCTAATTGCCTATTAGTATTAACCATGCCTCGAATGTAATCATTGGTTTGTTGTTGTGCAGGCTGAGACTGAAGGTCTGAATCTAAAACAAACCCATCAGGCAGCCCGCTATTTGCAGGCTCATCCAAAACAAAGCCTTCTGGTAAACCTACATCTGTTGCCATTTTCCACCTCTGAATATCATCTTCTGACCAGTACTAGGGTTTGTTGCTGTCATTCCCTCACTATATTGCTGTGTTGGTTGCTTAGGCTGCACTTGTTGCTGAACAGTAGTTTCAGGTTGTTGAGTCGGCGGTTGAAAATTGGCTGCTGAAGATACGGCAAGAGCATCATAAACTCGCCCTGATTGACCCTTTAGAGAATTATATTGCCCTTGCATTTTTCTCATTTTGGTATCTGTTGCTTGTTTCGAATCACCGGGCTGAGGAAGATACATTTTTGAGTATTCTTGCATCTCTGGAAGGGTTATCGCCGCTCCAGTCTCTGGTCTAAGAATTGCATACAGGGCATCTCTGGCATTAACCATGTATTGCTGCTCAGTTGGGGATAGGCTGATATTGGCTACAGTTCCATCACCTAATGCGTTATTAATCAGAGCTATGCGCTTAGGGTCTATCGTCTTACTGAGCTCATTCATTGAGTCTATTGAGTCCTTTAAGCGCAAAGCAAAACCTGCCGCTTTTTTCGCACCCTCTGGAGCCTTGTCTATAATTTTTTGAGCCTGCGGTAGGCTAATTGAATTAATTCCATCCCCAGAAATTGGCTGATTTAATTTACCTACTTCCTCACTGCCATCCGTGTAATACTTAGTCACAGAGCCATCATCATTCTTTTCAACCTTCATCAGTTTCTTGCTAGTTGAATCAATACCAGCCGCTTGAGCAAATGCCTTAGCTCCTTCTGGGTCTGTTTTTAACATTTGCGCGTATTGGGAGTAGTTCTGCATTGCTGATGTTGGAGCATAAGCTGACGTTAATGCATTAGCTCTTGATATATCCTGCCCCCTAATAACTCTCGAGTGCTCCATATCCGCCTGTCTGGCATCTTCAGTTAGCTTGTCACGCTCAATCACTCGACCTTCCATCTTGTCACGAACATCATAATATTTGTCCATTCCAAGCGCTGACATTCCAATGTGATCTGCAAGACCCATGGCTGCGTTGGGGTCTTTCTGTGCTTGTTCGTATGCATACTGTGGATCAATTCCCAACCGACGCATTTCATCAGCATTTTTGCGGATAAAGTCCTCTGCCTTACCACTTGCTACAGCAAGACGATAACCAGATGCAACATTCCCTATAGACTCTCTAATGTCGTCTGAGATACCCTTCATTCCGCCAGTTATCTTTTCTGCTTGATCTGGGTATGTAGCCATGAGTTGACGCATAGCGTTACGATCGCCATTTGCGTATGCTTGACCCCATTGAGATTGAAACTCTTTCTCTCTCTCTTGAGCTTTACTTTGCTGATACATATCATTCAGACCAGCCAAGCCCTGCATGGCTTGCAATCCAAAATTGTTTTCACCTGAACGCTGAAGATCATTATTTTCACGTATCATTGCCAGTGTGGCATTAGCATCGCTAGCCCTAGGCGCATTAGTGTTATTCAGTCCAATCCCACCCAGAAAACTGCCTGAGCCTTGCTGATTCCAAGTTGCCATATTCTCACCTTAAAATAATGATCCGAGAACACCAAGACCACCGCCAATAGCAGCCCCCCATGGACCACCTATCGCCATGCCAGCTGACGCACCACCAAGACCACCAGTGATAGCTTGCTGCATTCCAGATGGTCTATTTGCTGCTGCCGCCTGCGACGCAGCTCCCTGTTGCAATAACTGACCAGTGTTGTTGGCGTAGTTTTGACCCGCATTTGCTTGACCTTGCAGAGCACCAAGACCAATGTTTGCTAAGTTCTGATAGTTATTCATTTGATCAGAAAGAAAGCCCTGACCTAGCATTGGGGCAATGGATGCCAAGCTATTACTTGTGGCTGTCGAACCTAGACCGCCCATTGCTTCGGCGGCTGCTAGATTTTGGTAACGAGCCTGATTGGATAAATCATTAAACTGCTGAGAGTTGTAATAACCATTTAGCGCCTGTGCCTGACCTTCAGGAGAAGCTAGATTCTGCATCATCCCAACATATTGTTGAGCCAGAGGAGTGAATGGTGACAGGTTATTCATTGTCGTTTGCCAGATTTGACGCTGCAACTCAGTAGCATTGTCTGTCGCTCTAGCCTGAGCACTTGCACCGCCATCACCACCGCCACCCTTCATATATCCATGCATAGGTAGCGTCATATTTTGAATTCTGCTAATTATTGACATTGCAATAACTCCTCATACTGTGAGCGTTTTAATTGATATAGCGTTACGCCGATAGGATTTCCGTTACTGATATATGCATCGTCCAAATGACCTATCCGAGTGGCACCTAGCATACGAACAATGACTCGACCATATTTTGTTGTATCTGGAACCATAGTCACTGAGTTGGTGAATGAACTATTTTCTAGGAGCCATTTACAAAAAAGCTTATGAGCTTCAAATGCATATTTCCCGCGAAACCCAGCATCATAAATTGCGTGACACTCAACAACCGTGTGCCAGAAATTACGAACCTCATGCACTCCGACCAGCAATAGACCTTCGTAAATACCCAGATACACCGCGTCAGGCTTAATAAAATACTGGTCATTGTGATCAACTATGTTCCCCGTATTGCTGCGGTCATTTAAAAATTGACGCAACCTAACCGGATCGTCGATTAGCTTTATTTCCATTAGTTTATTAGCCCATGCGAACGCGCCATATCTTCCAGCGCTTTTAGTGATTTACGAGTTTCTGTCAGAGCATCGGAGATTGCCTTAACTTCAGCTTGTGAGTAAGTAGCGCCTACACTGTAAGTTTGGCTGGCATTGATTCCAGCCTTTGAGGCTGTGCCAGTGGACGCAGTAAAGCCAGTCACGCGAGCGCTAACTACCCTGACACCGTTAACTGAGTACGAATCTTTAACAGAAATAGGAGATGCTAAAGTTTGCGCAGTTGTGCGACCCAATGAGACGTAATCAGCGTCGATTTCAGACACCTTTTCTGCAAGGTAGTCAATGTCACTCTCTGCTGTCGTTAATCGAGTCTCGTGGTCGTTTATGCGCTCTTCGGCTGCCTTAATTCTTATTTCATGGTCAACTATTTTCTCTTCTGCCGCGGTGATTCTCGTTTCGTGATTGGCGAGTTGCGCGGTGTGCTGCTCTAATGTTTCCTCTGCTGATTTAATTCTCTGCTCATGGTCGTCAAGAATTACATCCTGTTCATCATTACGCACTTGAGCTAGATATGCTTCATTACCTGCATCATTTGCTCTATCGGCAACTTTTCCCATATCCGATGCCCCATTGAGAACGATGCGGGTATACACTTCACCAAAGTTGTTTGGGAGTATTTCAGGGATGATATAGGACGCTTGAATCTCAATTGGATTTGCTAGATTTTCATTAGCCATCATTCAACCCTCACAGATAGGTCACTGAGCGTCACAGGTGACTTAGTGATAACGCGAATCTTGAAACCAATATTCTTTCTGACCCTGCCGACTCTGCGCCAGATAGCGCGCATGTCGTAACGAAACGGAGCGTTTTGGTCTATCATTTGCTCTCGACCAAAGTTTATTCCGTCTGTAGTTGCAGATAGAAATAGGCGGTCGGCTATTTGAGCGACACCCGTTGATGCTTCGAGTTCTAGGTCGAAAATACGTGCGTTATCCGCTTTCACCATTGGTGTATAGAGAATGTGTTCGGCTTGTTGGTCATACTGCGAGGACTTATCGAATGCTAACTTACCGACTAGACCAGACTTTTTGTCGCCAACGGTTATCTGATTATCTTCATACATGAAGTCGATAGCCCGATACGGGTCATCATACAAACCAGTTTTCAGAATGCACCATTGAGGATATTGCTGGCTTCCTGTGCCATCAAAACAAAGCGTATGGCGTTGTAAGTGGATGACCGCTAACTCATGACCATCAAATTTAACCGACTCCATGACAGCGCCTGATAACTCATCGGCTGTATAGCTGCGGATAATTTTATCAATGCTTGCCGTCGATATTGCACTTGCACTACCAGAACCAAGTAAATAAACAGACGGAGCGCCATTGGCTGGGTTACTTATAAATGCATATGAATCACCAAACTTGCACTTTGCATCACGACCAGCAATACCTATTTGCACCATATAAGCTGGTTGCATTGCATAGATTTGCTGAGTTACTGATGTGGACCCAGTAAGTGAAAAGTATTCGATAGTTGAAGCGCCAAAGCAGATAACCATGTCACGCCAAGAACTGACAGAGATAATGCCGTCAGGTTGTGACTCCGCTGTGTAAAAAGGATTGTATCTATCCGGCTTTGACTCATCTTCGATGTCAGTTATTCCGAATCGAGCACCACCCTTTTGTAGCCAGATATAACGACCACGGTTGCGAGTGACATCAATAACTTCACCTAAATCATACTGAGGATATTTATTGACCACTTCTAACACTTCTTGAGTCATAACGAACTCAGTAGCATCAGTTGATGACCCGTTCATCTTGTATGTAATGGTCAGTTTGTTTCCGGTACGCTTTAATCCCTCAACGATAATATCAGTAAGATATGGCTTGATTGGATCAGGTTTATCCTGAGATATTTTAGCGCCGAATTGATACTCGGGTATCTCAATGGCTTCACCAGTTGTACCATCAGCAGACTTTGGCGTTATCTTCAGTGTTAACGATCCGTCGATATCATCTTTAGTCAGCGATACGAAATCATCATTGCCAGCTTTGTGAGTCCACTTTTTGACATCGCGAGTGTAGCCTTCTTTTACTACCTCTTCCTCCGCCCAGTTGGTTAACTCTTTAACTTCACCGTCGTAACGATAGAGTTTTAACTTGCCACCAAAAGCGACCGCCTGACTCACACCAGAATGAGCCAGTGATACCCTATCTTTTCCCTGAATATCACCGATAGCATTTGCGCCCTGATATAGCTTACCTCCACACACACGGTATACGGCGCTATTTTTCGTGTTGAACTGGACACCTCGTGACACTCCATCAGCATCACGAAGTTTTACCAGCGCAGGGAATGAACGAAGATAACCAGCGGCATTCAATACTTCTTTCGGTGTCGCTAGCATATTGACTGGCAGACCATCGATATAATCAGCCGTGTGCGGGTCTTTGCGTAAACCTCTAGCCAGTGGAATCTTTACCTGTGGCATTGAACCCCCTTTCGACATAGTAATTATCTACGCCTAAAGCCGTGTATTTATTACCTTGACCAACTGGCATATCTCCACGTCTATCTATAGACGGAACGCTAACAGTATCTAGCAGCAAAGCATCATAAGAAGATGCAGCCGAAGCCTCTTGTCTTGGCATTGGCTCTAGACCGTAATCTGTTAGTATTCTGAGTAACAATTGGTAGCCGATAGCCTGTTTGTATTTGCGAGGCAAGCCAGAATCATCATCTGGTGTTGGTTGCTCATCTTCTCGTGAAAACTTGTAACCTAAGTCGCCAAATGTAATTTGCATTTCTGACATCAGATCTTCTAGGTCATGAATGCCATCCTCTACCGATTGCGGCTCTACATCAGTTAGCGTCGCATCAGAAGCAACGCCAGCCTTACGCAATGCAAACAGAACAATTTCACCTTTAGTCAGTGTCATTGCCATTTGTTTCCGCCTTCTTAGTTACCTTAGCTTTCTTTGGTTCTGGCTTAACAACCTCATCAACCGAAGCGACAAAGCCAAGCTCTTTAAATGTAGAGAAATCACTAGCCACAATTACTGCCTGTACATAGCCAGCATCATTATTAGCCCATGCAAAAACGCTCTTACGTTCCATATTTACCTCAAATAAAAAAGGGAGCCGAAGCTCCCAAATAAACAACGAGGGTATTAGACGTTTCCGAAGAACTGACCGCCAAAGTGAGGGTTGAAGCACACATAAGCGGGCAGTAAGTCGAAACGCATCATTTGCTTGTTAGCATCACCATCAGCGTATTTGTGTACGCGAATAGAGAAGCCTTCATATGTAGCCACTGCTGAATCAATGCTGTGTAATTTTGGCAGCGGAATAGTACCCAAGCCACAGAACATTTTATTGAAGAACAGGTTAGGCTTCATTTGCTGCTTAGCAGTACCGATCACTACAACTTCATCACCTGCTGCTACTTTGCGGTCAACTGCGTTGTATTGTTTGTTTACTGCGTCATACACTGGAACGCCGGATAACTTAACAGTCACATCACCTGTTCCGTCAGAGTTTGCATCTTCAAGAACTGTAGCAGTGAAGCTGATAGCTGTAGACCCGTTGTACAGAGTTTGCTTGCTTTGTTGGTTAAGCCAATGTGTTGCGGTAAACTTAACCTGATCACCGGCTTTAAAGAATCCATCTTTGCTTGCTGTAGCCCCGGTCAGTGTTACAGTGAACTGATAGGAATCTTTAATTGCTGTGTAATCTACGGTAGGTGCTGTTTTAACAGTCAACGTTCCACCAAAATCACCCTGTTCACGAGATGCCAACCCATTTGACATTAACGCTTTAATGCCGCCAAAGTTACCCGGAATCTGTGCATTTTCCCACGCTGTACGCACTAATTGGTCTGACGCATGCAAGCCAGTTTGCGCATCAGCAAGGCGTTGTGCAGACCACGGATCCATTACTGCATAGTTATCGCCAGCTTTAATGCCGATATCTTTCAAGAATGTAGCTGTCTGAGCAACATCTGACCATTTTGCGATTGGTGAGTTTGGCGTGCCAAGTGACAATGCACCGTTATTCATCATGAAGTGAGCTAATTCAGTCTCAAGGTCAGTAACCATTCGAGCATGAATTGGAGCTAGAATTTGGTCTAGCTGATTTAGCTTTAACGCCTCTTCGACTTGCGCCCATTCAACAGCGACAGTGATGTAATTACCAACGCGACCAGTCGCCTTACCTGAAATAAGACCATTCTTTGTTTTGCCAGTGATATCACCATCAGCTGTACGCTCTGAGCTGAATTGATGTGGGCGCTTAAAGCTGACACTTTCACCAGTGCTTGAATTGATTTCACCAGCCAGTAATTGGCGGTCTACTGTCTTACATAAAACCAAGTCGGACATAAAGCCCGGTAAAAACTTTTTAAGTACAATCTGACTTACGTTTGAATCTAAGTTATTAGCCATGTTTTACACCTTGTTTATTCAATAATTGCGCCGGGACACAGTTTGTTTAATTCATCAGTCGTGACGCTTCCAGCTCCACCCTTAACCTCCGGCTCTGGTTTAGGTGTTTTCTTTGGCTTAGGTGCTAACTTAACCTTCTGGCTAATTTGACCTAATAGGAATGCTGCACGAATAGGGTCTTTCTCAGCTGTAAGCCGCTGGCGCAATTCTTTGTTCTTGCCAAGAGCGTAAGCAATAAGCTCTGTTCCTTCGTCTGCTGCGCGTAATAAAATCTCTTGCTGCAATACAGGAACTTCACTGCGTACGACTTCTTCCATCTCTGCGTAATCTTTCACAGGTAATTTAGCTGCACGTTGCTTGTGATCTTCCAGACGTTTGAGAATCTTGTTCTGGTAATCACGTTGCTCTTGCTCTTTGGCTTTCTTGCTCTGTTCGACACGGCTTTTTTTCTCATGCCAATCAGTTAATGCTTTTTCGTATTCTTCTTCACTCCAATCGCATGATTCGAGTGTAGGCTTCTGCGGCAATACATCATCATGATTAACCACTGGCTCTTGCGCTTGCTTGGCTGTAACTTCCTCAAGCTGACGCTTTAGCTCACGATTTTCTTTCTGAGTATCTTTAAAGCCTTTGCGAAGGTCTTTAACCCATTGAGGAGCTGGCTGACCTTCAATTGAATCATCGTCATCATTTAACGAGATTTCTTCATCGCCGATTTGCAAGGAGTAATCTTGCTCCTGCTCGACGCTCTGATCTGGTTTTACTTCAGCCGAATCATCAGTAGTAGCCTCGGCATTATTAGTGGCATTGCTCTCACTAACTTGCGTTGATTGCTCTGTAGTTTCCTGCTGTTGTGATTCCTGATTTTCAGACATAGGTACAGCCTGACCATCAATGATCAGTTCGTTTTCCATTTGTTACTCCTTAACTCTGCGAGAAGTCCGCAGGAGACTGTTGGTTATTTTGTGATTGAATGGTTTTCGCAACATCTAGGTTTTGCTTATGCTGCGTATCTGTTGCTTTTAGAATTAACTCGGCATCTGCTCGTGATGAGTCGCCTTGTTCCTTCTGGAAGTTATGTAACATTTTAAGCGCTTCCCTGATTTCAGAGCGCTTAGTGCTATCTGCTGATGCAAGAAGCTGAACCACTTTAGCCTCGGCAACTCTGGCTTCTGTTTGAGCTTGGAACGCTTTAACTTGAATAGATAACTCTTCGTTCTTCGCCTTCTGTACTTCAGCCTGACCTTGCATTAACACGCCTTGAGCAGCTACTAACTCAGCATCTGGTTGCTGCGATTGCTGCTGAGCTTGAGCAACAATTTGCTCCTCTTCCGTATTGCGAGGTTTAACAACACCCTGAGTCAGTAATTGTCTGCGGTTGTACTCTTTAAACTCATCAAGACCTTCTCCGTCCATGTTGTCTAGGATAATTCCCTGAACAACTGCGCGCATCGGATCTTGAGGCAACATGCCAGCTAGAAGATTAGTGAGAACAGAGACGGTGGCATCGCGTCTTGCTGTATAAGATGGACCAACATCAACAGTTACATCGTAACGACCAGTAGATAAATCATTCATAGCTACAATTTCGCCTGTCTGATTATCTCTTACCGTAACTGACATCAACGCTATATCGTCAGTTCCATCCTCATTGACTACACGAACCTGCCTATCAGAACCATACACCTCTCGAGCCATCGATAGCCATACTTCACCAGCACGTTTCAAACTCTTAGCCATGTTATCCAGATAGATAAACGAAGCCATGTCTGACCGATGCATGAGGCTATTAACAGTCTCTTTGGCGATATTACTAGGCATTTGCTGCATTGCCTGACTAGCGCCTGTCACCTCTTGGATATCTGAGCTAGTCTGCTGCAAAAGCGCAGCCATTGCCTGATTAAGTGGCTGTGGCTGCGTGTATCCAATTGCCGATGCCGGAGCGATAACATTGCCTTGCTTATCGGTGATTTCATTCAGGGGAAGAAATGAAAGTCTTTTTGAGTTTCTGTCAGCCCAGAATTTCTCAAGCCCTTTAATTTGCTGTTTCCCAACGATAGGAACGGATCCGGGGTCTTGTGTTGCAGAATCAGCAAGCATAGACACCTGTAAGTTATACAGGCGCTGTGCGTCCATTGCTTTTGAAATGTGCCCTTCGACTCTCTCAATGTCATCAATAAACCAGCGCTTACCGTATACCGGAATAAGTGGGATATGCTCCCCCGGTATTCTCTGAGCTTTCTCAAGGAATCCATCACCATCGACTACTGATACGTAAACTCGACGGCGTTTAATGCTTCTGCGGGCTACTTCAACAAATCCAATCTCAGCTAACTCATCGCCAACCTGCTCAAGCTGATCGCTATCGTAGGTAACAACTTCCGATGTAAATGGATTCTGGAAGCTGACAACATCGACAGACTCTTTTCTTACTTCGTAATACTTAGCGATATAAACCACATCAGCATTGAACCAGTCATAATCCCAAGACCTATCAATGCCTGCATCTAAAGTAGCTGGGTCTTTGTTGTATTCTGCTTTGTATTTATCAGCTGATAGTGAATACATACAAAAAGCCCACTCAGCATCAGACTTGTCATATTTCTTGGCGTCAGGGTCAAACCACACTGAACGAGACGGATCATAAATAGGCTCGATAGAAATTCGCTGCCTGTCATCCATCGGGTCTAGCTCATTGACCAAGTTTGTTGTTAGCCTGAAACAGCCAAAGCCGCCAGTAGCGGCATCATCAAACGCATTATCGCAAGCCTCTCCACCGTCAGTCTCTTCGTAGTCAGCACGGAACAAGCCATTTAACTTATCTGCTAAATCCTCGCTTGCTTCTTTGTCACCCGGTCTAAACTTAACGGTGATTCTGTTGTTGCGATACTCACTGATGATCCTGTTTAACTCAGAGGCTACCTTGTTTATTTCAAACTTAGGGTATTTCTCAAAATGTTTATTGAGTTTAGTGCCCGCAGAAGTTGCACCTTCCCATTGACCACCGGGCACTCGTGCAAACCGTGTTGCTTCGACGCATTTCGCTCTCACATCTTCTTGCGGTGAGTGCGCACGGTCAAACCTGAGCATTATTCGCTCATGTCTTTGTTGTAGTGTTTCAGCCATAGTTACCAACTAGAAGATGATGGAACGTAAATCTCTGTATCGTCATGAATAATCACAGGGCAATACATAGACATCATGAGGGAGTCAGCCAAGTTAGGCGATGGAATGCCAAGTTTGACTTTCATATCAACCTTGGTCATTAGCTCTAACTTGCCATTACCGTTAAACTTACGTTGAATTTGCGTAAGCTCTGCGAATAGTTTTTCTAACATCTGTTCGCCAATCGCTTCTTTATCGAAGCTAATCATGTCGTCAGGGTTTGCATACTCGCCATGCTCTACTGCTCGATAGGTTAAATAGAGCCTGTCAGCCAATGCATAGTAGAATTGTGCGCGCTTGTTTCTGAATACATCGCCGATGGTTCGACTATTGTCACCGCTAACTACTTCATCAGCCCATGCTCCAGATTGATATAATGCATCCTCATCGAAAGGAGATTCGCTACCTTTGAACATTGTTACTGTTGTTTGCTTTCCAGTAAATGCGTCAGTAACTTGCCTGCGCAATGCCGCACCTAATCCGTCACCGTCCCACAAGAAATGGTCAGCTCCATCTTGAATAGCTTGCTCCGTAGCCCAATCAGCACCCTCGTTAACATCCATTAGCAGACCTTCTGCAACTTTGTTAACTACTGACCCCCTGCGTGAAACATACCCCTTGGCATCTCCGCCAGTATCGGATGGGTCGTGAGTTGAAATGACTGCGCCTCTGGCTTTCCATCCGAGTTTCTTATGCGCATCGGTAGCAGCTTCTAGCCATTCGCGTTTGATAATAGCCATGTCACTAGCGCTTACCGGCTCACCCAGCCAGATATGGCGGTATAGTGTTGGATTCTTGCGCTTGCATTCCTCCATCTCTAATCTCAGCACATCCGGAAAGTGAGGGTTATCAGTATAGTTGGCAGTAAGTAAGCAAATATCATCAGGCGGATTAACAACGAAACGCTGATAGGTATCATCAAGAATGTTTTTCGGGTTAAAGCTCACCCATATTTCAGAGTTAGGCTTTCGAATTGTCGGGATCAGAATATCCCAACTCTCTTTTGTTACCGCCTCTGCTTCCTCCACCCAGCAAACATCGACACCTTCAAGTGACTTAATCTTTGTTGGATTATTCTTGATGCCGTAAAACATAAACTCAGCGCCAGTGCCAAGATGCTTAATCATAGTGCGCTGAATTTCGAACTCATTGTTATAACCTTCTCTCTCTATCGTATCTTCAAGAAGCCTGATAACTGAGTCACTAATACTGTTTTGCAATTCACGAGCGCAAAGTATACGGACTGGCTGCCGCCTTGCTGCTTCAACGAGAAGTCTAGCTATCGCCCAAGATTTGCCGCTACCCCTGCCACCTTTAGCGACTTTGTAACGGTGCGCCTCAATGAATGGCACAAAGATAGGGTTTATCTGTGTCATGCTATTTACCGAATAATGAACTCATGGGGGATGTTTCTATTTGAATTGCGCCGCCATCAGCGCCAGTAATTTCTTGTGTAACCTTATCGCCATACTTTTTGGGAGACATTCTAGCCAATGACCATTTTCTGGTATCAATTCTAAGCTTAGCCTTAGCCACCTCAGCCGAATCAGGAAGCACATCATCAGCTATTTCTAGCATCTCTTCGAATAACGCGTCCGCTCTTTGCTCTGTCGCCTTCGCGTATTGGTCTCGAAACTCAGCATTTTCAGATAGCCAGCGAAATACCGTTGCCTTACTTGGCATGCCTTGGCGATTGCACACAGAACGTAAACTTTCCCCCTCTGCAAGCTTTGCGCAGATATCATGAGCAGTCTCTGGCATGTAATCAGACGGGCGACCACCTTTATTTTTCTTTGTCACAGTGACCTCCTTTAATCAATTATCCAGCCCACTCGTAAATGAGCTGTGTAATTAACTATTGCGTGAATAGGTCGAGTGCTTCTTGAGCTTCTCGTGCTGCTTTCTGTGCTCGCGATACAAACTCACTTTCAGTCTGACACTGCTTATATGCGTCTTTGAATAACTCAAACTTAAGTGCGTCGTCTTTTACGAACTCAATAGCTGCCTGAGCTGCCGCCGTGTCATTGCCAACCAATCGGAGTAAATCCAACCGCATTTGATTTTGTGCTGTAATCGTAGTCATTTAGTTACCTTATCTATGTAAGTTATTCGCAACCATCATCACGTATCACTTCGTTACTTTGGTCACTTACGGCTTACCCGTCAGCAAGATATGGACCGCCTCACTTAATTGCGAAGAAGCCATTAAAAAGCCCCGCTAGTTAGCGAGGCATTCCGTATTGATGTAATTCTGTAAATACAAAGTTTGTTTTTCGTTCTCAACTATCATTTCTCTGAGACGCCAATAATCTTGTTCAACTGCTTCACTAAGTCGTGCGGAGCTTTCATTGCTTCCGCTTTCGGAGGTATTCGCTTCGGGCTTTGGACATTTGGCGTTGACGTACACGCGCTTAGTGCCATTGCTAACATCAATACGCAACTGGTCAATTTCAGCTTTTGCATTTGTGAGTTCCGTTGTGTGTTTAGTGTCGAGTTCGTGAAGTGAGTTGATGCGCTTTTCGTAGTCTGCGGTGATAGCCACTTGCTCGCTGAATTCATCCTTCAGTGTCGAGTAATCACCTTTCAGGTCACCNTAACTACCCATTACCCAC